CCCCTTTCTGATTTTTGATACTGTAAGTATATCACAAGCTTGCCCCTGTGTCAAGTATTATTTTACAAGTGGGTTATCGAACCACATGCCATGCACATGAGATATTGTTTCTGTCCTTCTTCCTTTGGGAGTACGATATGCTTCCCGTTGCCACATTTCGTCTGACCCCTTCCTTCACATGCCCCAACCCGATCTTCGTTATAAAACATCTTGGACTTATGTTTCAATTCGTACAACTCAACACCTTGATCATCGGGCCCCAGGGGACACTTGTTACAATTCGTGGTGTCTGGGTCACATAGAGAGCAAGGCTTAATGGCATTACCGCACGTGCTACATACCTGCTTTTCCATAACTGCTTTCAACTTTTTTTCTGTCATGCAGTGGGGGCACATTTCATACGTTACATTGTCTTGCATTTTAAAGATCCCAACTGGCTTAGACATTGTCTTTTTCTTTCGGGAGAGCTGGTCGCCCAGCCCTCCCATAAGATTATGTTTCACTTAGACTGTTTGCTGTGTCGCTACCGCATTGCTGGTCTTGTCGCCACGTGTGAATACCACGTCTGGTCTTAAGCCTGTTAAATTTGGGGCGGGCGGGGCAACCTTACACAACCTGACCGTCTTTATTAGTTTCCAACCGCCGTACTTCTTTCTGTGTGTTTCGTACACCTCAACCCTGTCAGAATAGATAGCGTAGTAGTATGCAATGTCGCTGTGAAAGCCGTGGTCACCGCAGATACCATGACCGAGAAAGTCCTTACCGTTCAACTTGGACTTGTCTAGGGACTTGTCTAGGTAGACCTTGCCTGCGCCCTTGCCCATACGCCGATAACATGCTTTCATAACCCTGATATGGCCTTCAATCAGGTGGTGTACAAGCCACGCCCCAGCGTACTCAATATCATTCAGGCCACGCTCTTTGTTAAACCTTTTGAGGAAGGGTACAATGATGGGCAGTACCCCGTCTGGATAGCCGTCACTGTGTTTATATAGCAACGTGCTATGCTTCTTTAAATTCGTTACCCCTTGTTCGTAGAACCCTATCTGACATCTGGTGCTCATGGTGTTACCCCCTTTCAGAATGTTTGTTTCTCGATCTTGGTACATTATATCACATCTTTGGAGCTGTGTCAAGTATTAAGTTAAAAAAGAGAGGGGTCATCCCCCTCTGTGTCCGTATACGATACATTGTCCCCTGCCTTCAAAGTTCACCGTCATGATTGCTCCCCTCTAGGATCCTTTCTAGGATCGTGGCGGGGGGAAGCTCCTCATAAAAGCCCCGCCCCGCACACTGCAACGATTACCGCATGGCCCTCCCCTTCCTAGGCAAGCAGTGCCTGCCCTCTGTGGTTAGTATTGGCTGTTACTCCTGCGTGTATCCCCATGTTGCGACCTGCTCTTTGTCCTGCTCCATACCCTGCATTAATCCTGCAGGTTGCCCGTGTAGTCCTAAGCCGTGGGAATATGTCATGCATCTTATCTTCGGCCTCTTGGTCTAACCTGACCGTTAGTGCTGTGCAGGATGAAGTCTCGACCTGCTTCATAGCATTGAGTTTAGCCTTGACTTCATGCAGGCACCCATTAATAAACCCTGACTTAAACGACCTGTCACCTTGTCCCTGCGTCCTCTTGGCATGGTCTGCAAGCTTTGATATCTCACTCCGTAAGTAAGCATACAGGTATTTAACCACTTGGACATTTGAAGGTCTTCCCACAAGGATAAACTTCCGGTCTCCGTTCACGATGTTTTGACTATGAACCGCTCGGCAGTAATTCGCCCTTGCTACGATACTGCCCAGTGTCCGCTCCCAACTTTCCTCGACACCGTCCATAACATCCGGCTCACAACGTTCTTGTCTTTCTTGGGGTAGGTCTGCAATGCTCAGGTTGTGCTCGGCAAGTAAACGCTGTGCCATCTGTGCCGCAAGTGCTGACTCATTCACATTGCATTTGTCCTGTGCTAGGGCCAATAGCTTTTTGATTTTCTCAAGCATGCCCTCACTCGGAACCCTGACCGCCTCGACCTTGTCCCTTGCGCTCATTTTGATATTCAAGTGACCTGCGCAAAGTGTACCGTCCACGGTCTTCTTACAGCACCCAGGAACCGTACAGTAAATCATTTGGAACCCCCTTTCTTATTTGGTGAACCTATTGTATCACACCGCAGGCCGTCTGTCAAGTGTTTTCTTTGGGAGTGAAACAAAAAGGGCAGGGAAGGCTTTCGCCCGCCCTGCCCCGTTTTCTTACAGGGACATTATCAGGTCAAGTGCTTTGGATTTCTCGGCACGGCCCGCCCCGAACCATTGAGAGTTAAGGCGTGCTTCCTGCTGTGTCTTGAACCCGTTGGTTATCCTGGTTGACCTCTCATAGTCAACATACTCAACGAACCCGTTCCACAAGGCCCAACCCGTGCCCCTGACACTGGTTAAATTATTGCCCCGCCCGTTCTCGAACAAGTCAGTGATATCGGCACGGATTGCCTTTCCCTTGCCCGTCTCTTTGTCGTATCCCATGCCGTCAAGGAAGCTTTCAACTTGAACCTTCATGACAGGCTTTTTTACAAGGGCCCCCGCCAACTGCGCAAAGTCTGCGTACCATTGGTTGACCACCCGTAGCCTTTCCCTTGCCTCCGTGACCTTACCGCTCAGGCTTTCAGTGTGTCTGGCACTGAAACGGTTGATAGCCTTTGACAAGGCCATATTGAGTGTATTTTGGCATGCGACCCTGACAGGTGTAATTTGCATCATTAACGGTGACTGCCCGTTATACGAATTGACTAACAGGACATGCTTTTCGACCATGTCTTGATTAGTTACTTGGATATGGTCAGGAAGTTTGGCAAGGGCCCATATCTTTTCACCCTGACCCAAAGCACCAACCGTGTGATAGATCGCTAACTTGTCTTGAACCACGGCATCGAAAAACGAAAAGCAATCCTTGGGCTGTATCGGTTCATGGTATTCCCCAACGACACCAAGGGCTTTTTGAGTGTCTGACCTGACAACGGCATATGACCGCTCAACCTGTACGTCCTGACCCGTTGCATTCTTGAAGCAAACGGGTTGTTTACTGACCGTCCATTCCCCTATGCCCAGCTTCAAAGCCTCATCCGCTGTCATAGCACCAGGGACTTCAACCCCTAGGCCGTATGTCCCATGTAGGATATAGGCCCATGTCCCAAGTGAAACAAAACAGTTGACAAGCGGTCAGGGCTATGGTATACTATATCCAGAATAGAACATAAGCCAGACCGCAAGGTCGGCCATCTTGATATACGGGAGGTTAGTATGTCACATAATATAAACCGCATGGCCTAGGGGTAGGGTAGGGGTAGGGCCTACGGTCAACGTACGAGGGAGATATCAAAGACACTGTAAAACGTCAGGCGTAGGGGGCACCCCCACCACCCCACCCCCATATCTCACAGGTAAAAAATTTCCCAAAACTTTTCCCTCGCACTCCCTGGGACACTTGGGACACCATTTTTGAACTCCACCTAGACCTTGAGAACGCCAGTATGGGCCCACCATTTCGTTGAAGCCACCAAAATGGCACCCTTTTCTTTTCCCAGGAAGGGTCTTTGGAATGAACCCCGGTCTTTTTGAAAGATCTTTTGCATGCGAAAGAACGAAAACCATTTCTAGTATTACGGATAGAAAGGGGGTTTGCTTGTCTCTTGGGTTTCTGATACTATTACTCATGTGGAAAAGTATATATAAGCGAACCAATGGAGGCGGCGGCGTGCAAAAAAATTCTTCGATGGAGAGCGGGACGGAGTCGGATCTGGTTTATTCCCCGAATGAGAGCCCTTATTATCCGGGGGGTCTGTCTAAAAAGCTGATCTATGACTACTACGCCAGCCTTAGACAGGGCATTATGGAGTTCTTGAGAGGCAGGAAGGCCGTGGTCTTTGTGAAGAGCGAGGATCTTGTACAGCTCGAACACGAGGATGGCGGCGGCGAAAAGGAAATTGAGATCGAGACGGACGGCGCCTACGACAAATGGAACACTGGCAGGACGGTGGCTTTTTACTTTAGGGTCGAACAAACCGCCCCCTTAGCGGTGATCAGCATCAAGCCGGGCAAGGAATACCCTCCCGACAACCTTCTGAAGCTGGCCATGGAGTTCACCGAGAACCTGAAAGAGGGCGAGGGGGTTTCTAAGTCCCATCTGATCCATGACGGGGATCGTGGTTATTATATCTACCTGGTCATGGCTAACCCCGAAGACATTACGACCCTTCAGCCGAAGGTCATGGAATGGGTTAAAAAGATCTGCGCTCCAGAAGACACCTTTTCCCTTGAGGCTGTCGAAGACCCGACTAAAGCCCACGTGTCCATGGACGGCTTTGAAGTTGGCGGCGCTTTTCCCGCTCCCTATTCCCTCAACCCCGAAACTGGCATCCCTTGTACCCCGATCAGCAAGAACGAAGCCAAGCAGTTTGAACCCAAGCCTTTGGCGGGGGAGCCCGATGATTGGGCGGTAAAAAGCAATTTGAGCCCGCTTTCAAAAATTGACCTATTTTCTGGGAAAAATTTTTCCCAAAACCTTGATGGGTTGGCGATGCAGGTTCCTACCCATGGAGCGATATCATCCGCAGACGACAAGATATCAGCCGCCCTGGTAGAACTTCTTCCCGATCTTGAGGCCGCTGGATGGGATACTGGGGTAGTTGATCTCGTCAACACCGTGGACGTAACCGACCTTCCAGACGGGAAACTGGGCAAGACCGAAGCTGATGGCAAGATCTTCCTCTCGCCGAAGCTCTTTGAAGACGGGATGTCCGAAGTCCTGAAAGATATCTTGTTCCACGAGATGATGCACAAGCTTAACGGCCCCGATGAAACCAAGATACTTAACCTTGAGAAGGAACGTCTCTTGGCTCACGGCCTCGATGACACACAGGCTGACGAACGGATCTTCGAGCGCAAGGCTGGCTTTTGGGGCACCATGAAGAACATCGTGGTTGGGTTCAGGGATTGGATGGGCCACCTGATGAAGAGTGGCGAAGCTTATACCGACAAGGAAATGCAGGAGCAGAAAGACAAGCGGGACAGCGAGGAGCCGGACAAGCCAGAAGTTTTCATGTGGCCTCCACGTAAACAAAAATTGGATCAGCTTCCCGAAACCGAAAGATCCACTACGCAGTACACTTTGACGAAAGAAAATCCCCAGGCTCTTCCCACGGGAACCCCGACAGACTTTAACGCAGCCCCAGCAAACTCCATCGAGTGGGAGAATTTTAATTACAACGGCGAAGAGAATTTCATGGACGGAGTCCTTGTTTGGGATCCTGGTGATTTCAGCGGCGACAAGCTCGAAGATGTCGTTCGCATGCTTGAGAACAAACTTAAAACACAGTTCCCTGGATTGCGCAACCTGACCCCCGCAGACATAGACGACTGCGACCTGGAAAAACGTGAGGCTTATTTTTACATCGAAGATGCGATGAAGGAATCGGAGTCCGCATTGAAAGACGAGCGTGGCGAGAAGGCCAGGGAGGAACAGGAAAAAGAAAAAGAGAAAAAGGCGGCGGCGCTGAAAAAAAATCCTGAAGATCAATCGGCATTCAGAACCACGGTGAACTACGGCGGAGTTGATTACGTGGTTGATGTCCGCATGATCCAAGGCAAACCTGTTTGCAGTTTCCCTGAACACCACCCCGAACTTACGGACCAGGAAGATGTTTCGGCGATCTATGGGCTCGCCATTAAAAATTACTCCAAAAAGGATGTTGTGGAATCCAAGTTGACCGAGCAGGAAAAAGATATTACCCGCCTATGCGTGGAAATAGAGAATCATGTGAATGCGTCAGGGGTAAAAGACTTTATGGACTATATGCACATAATAATTTCCGACCCCTCTGTTCCACGCCAGGATATATTGACTTGTCTTGGCAAAGCCATTAATTCTCTCAATGCAAACGGTACGGTTTCCCTGGCTTCAATAAAGGCTTGAATATCCGCTCCAATCTGATATTATTTTAGGTGATATTACAATTCAACGACAAGGGGGCTTCCATGGCGTCTAACAATATTTTTAAGCAAGAAGATCGCTCAAGGTTTTTAGCAGAGGGTGCGAATCAGCGCAAGACAAAACAAGAGTCTGACATTGTTGGCATCATGGATGTTATTGCCAGGAAAAACGCTCTTACGGATTTCAAGGTCGTAAGTTCGGACGAGCAGAAGGACGGATACTCATTCAAGGTCTCGTTTAAAAACTTTTTCAAGAAAACAACTCACAACGGCAATGTGGTTGTGAAATTTTCTGAAGACCAAGACAAGATCAAAAAAGAACTCGAAGACCAGATCAAAGCCATCCCCGCAGAACCCGAAGCCCCGATGCCAGCACGTGCAACGTTCGATGCCAAAGAGGTTAAATTTTTCAAGCAGGGCGAAGTGATCTATGTGCGCAACGCCCACATCGGGGATATCTGCTCTTTTGCCGCCGCTGATTTCAACGAAAAAAACAAAGACCTGATCCTTCAGCAGATCGCAAAAATCATGGACAACTTGAGTGACACTTGGAACATGACGTTTACATACCAAGTTCCAGACCTGACCAAGATCGAAGTGATCGGCGAGCAAAAAGTTGAAGAGCCCGCCGTTCCGAAAGAAAAATACGAAACTTATCTCAAGGATGAAAAAGTCGAAACATCCGCCGCTGATAAAGAATTCATGGATGCGAGACTTGCAAAACTTTCCGACAAACAAAGGGCTGTTGTGACCAAACAAGTCACAGCCCTCCAAACTTTTGTGGAGAATCACATGATGGAGTTTTTGAAGAAAATTTCAACCATCGAAGGCGCAACCCTTCTCCCCACAACCGTATCGCCAAAATTCGATATCAACTCGAACGGATCGATCACGGGAACATTTTATGTGAAGTCCAAACTCATGCATGGCAATGACTACAAGATCCACATTTTCCCCATCCAAGTGAAAGAGAATAAAGTTTCTCTTCCATCGACAGCGGACGTGGTTGATGCGATCAAGAAAGTCAAGGGCATGCTGGAGTTGTCGGACGAAACAATCAGCGCCAGCGTAAAAAACCTCGTGGCATCTATTGGCTCCACGGACACAATTGTGAAGCAAGCGTCCGTGTCAACTGAGGCCCAGGCGCAAATTTCTACCGCCGATACAAACGGCTACGGATGCATGGTTCAGGTCAACAAAACAGATCTTCCAGAAAGCCTGAAAGTTGGAGATATTGTTTACGTTGACAACATCAAATACAAAGTCACAAGCGGTGATGATGGCAAGCTTTCCGAAAGGGGCGAGGGTGTTTATTGGACGCTGGTGATGGAGAAAGATTCCGACAAAGAACCTGTGTCAACCCCCACACGGTAAGCAAACTTTAGAACAGAGAGGTTTGCATCGTGAGAAAAAATATTTGGGCTGCATTGGCTCAGGAGACCGAAAAACAAGACCAGCAAAAAACATTCAACATCATTGACGATAAGGCCCTTGGTGACAATGTTCGCTCCGTTACTCTCTACTTCTCCGCTCAAGACGAAAAGACGGAAGATAATGTCGCTGGGAAATTTGATGTAGGAATTTTCTGGACTGAAGCCGATAAGCCCGAATACGCCGCTTCTTTCGCAAGTTCTGAAAAAGCCAAAGAAAAATTCGATTCACTCAACGAACAATTAAAAGAGCTTGAGGGGCTTGCTTCCAAAAAAGATCCTTCGGCGCAGGAAAAAACAAAAGACTTTTTCGAGAAGATAAAATCCACCGAGGCTCACCCCCCAACCGAACCAAGCACGGAACCCATTACCAGGACGCAGGCCGACCAGAATGGCTGGACGCTTCGTTTTATAAGCGGCAAAAAAAGTTTTATCGTAGTTAGCGATGGAACGCTCCAATATATTGTTCCACCAGAATATCTGAAACTTTTTGGATCAGATCAAGCCGAGAACAATGCGACCCTAGATAGTTACAATGAACAGGCTAGGGGGTTTAATATTAAAAGTATTGACGGGCGTGAATCAATGATTAATGACGAAGAAAATATCGTCAAGCTGGCCAAAGTGTTTGGTTGGGACGGTGCGGATTTGGAGAGTGCCATAGCGTATTTACAACTTCATCTAGGCGAGGGCTTTGATGACCAAGGATACTTCGCAACGCTCCCTAAAGCCGATCAGTGAGATATTGCCAGGCGTTATGGCTGCGGCTCAAAAAGCCAGGCGCAAATGCAATAAGGTGACTAAATATAAACTGGCCAGTCACGGTTGCAGCATTATAAAGCCAGAGCTTCTTTCGATGAGAAACAAGGCTTCGGAAATTTTGGTGATCGACATGGACGGCGCAAAGAAAAAGTTTCCAATGGATGACGATTCTCTTGTATTGGAGAGAATAGAAAAGTCACTCCAAAACATAAGAACCGACATCACTATTTTTTTGGGGGACAATTAAATGTCAAGAAAATATTCAGAGCTTACGCCAGAAGAAATTGAAAAGATCAACGATATTGTTTGGGAAGATATGGAGCATTGGAAAACAGAATATCGTCCGCAGGAAACTGCAAAGACGGTTGAAGAGCAGTTCAATCTGACATATGACGAGGCGCTCGTGGCTGTTCAAGACTCACAACAGATGCTTGCTGACGCAGAGGATAGCGAGCGGGAAAAACGCAAGACTGTTACTCAGGGCAAAAAGATTAAAGCCGCCGCAAGCGATATCAACGTAACCATGCGGGAGGAAAGCCTTCTCGAATATTATTTGGATGCCGAGGACATCAAAGAAGCAGCAATGCCCATAGTGATGGATGAAAAATTGGATCAAAAAACAAAGATTGGCAGAATAGACAACATACTTCACGATCTGGCGAACCAATACGAGCAGGAGAAAAAATTTTCCATCAAAACTGGAAAGGGCCTAGAATATCATTCTCGTTCTGATATGCCCAAGGATGTTCTTGAAAAACTTGAAATAGAGGCGCAGGAAGAAAAAGATGAGGCCGCTGCGCTGGCGCAAGAAGAGAAGCAAATGGAAGCAAAACAACATGTTGTGATGGAGGGGGCAATGGGAAGAACTGCCAAGGTCGCTTCGTGGATTTTAAGTCTTGTGAAGGGTAATGCTCCAAAAGTTGAAAAGAAAGCCGAGCAGATTGATCCGCTTAAAAGGGACGAGATGTATGCTGGTGAGCCTCAGTTGCCAAAGCAAAAAGCTTTAGATGATCTTCCGACCCTTTCGGACGGAACCCTCTCCGCCATTACTGGGACTAACGATTATAATTTTATAGATAAATTTCGTTCGGCGTGGATTAATTGGGTTGCCAATCAGGATGCGATCTTCGAGACATGGCAAGACTCTTTTAAGGCCATGATGGAAGATTACGGGGTGGCTGTTGATGAAAAGGGAAAAGCTATAGATCCCATCGACTTGAGAAAAAAAATATTTGGATCTCTGGAAACAGAAACAACATTCGAACAAAAGGGGGAGGATACAATGTTTATCGATTTTAAAGATAGGGTTCAGTCGAATGCGAAAGGAGAATTTCTTGCGGGGGCCGTTAAAGTCCCGCATTGTGTCCACACCGCTTTTGGCGATGGAGTTCTCATGGCATTCAACGGATTCTTAAGCGATGTGCAAATTGGTGGAAAGAAAAAAATTATAGAGAGCGAAGATATTTACGGCCTCACTCTCATGGCTGCTCCGCCCAAGAAACCAACTCCCCCACCTGCGGAAGGCGGATCCCCATTAGAGCCTGAGCATTTCCAGGTTGGTGTTGACCCAGAAAAATCCACACCAGAAAGGCCACGGTTTGTTATGCAGCCCCGTGAAAATGCTCCCGCTGCATTAAAAGAGTCCAATACAAAAGCTCTTCGTGCTCTCAGTCAACTCAGGGAAGAAGTGAAGGAATTGAGGGATGAAATTGAAATTAAAGAAAAAGAACAGGGCGTAAGACAGGAGCCCTATATCAACCTCGCAAAGCAATTGGTTGATGAATTTGTGACAAAGTTTCAGCCATGGACTATTGACGTGCAAACCATGGAAGGTGACGTTATGGGCAAGATTATGCGTGATGTTAGGGAAGTCGTCACCAAAGAAGACGTTGCCTCTAGCTGGGAAAAGTCCGTGGAGAAAATACTTGGGATCATGGAAAAATTGATCACCAAATATGATACAGTCGCTGGCTTTGTCGAGGCTCTCACGGCAGAAATTAAATCCCTGAAGCCGAAGATCAAAACAGAAAAACGTGTCGGTGAGCCATATTACAAGTCGGAGCCAACCAAAGAGGAAAGGCGTGAAGCATCACTGCACAGGATTGCCCTGTTCGATAGCCTTATCAACTCCATCAAGGGTCTGTGGAAAAAGTTCTTCAAGATCGATGACGAGATGGCGGAGATACACGAGCTTCAAGAAGAGCTTATTCAAGAGGGACAGAATTTGCCTGCATGACGTATTGCGTAGAGCAATATATCAGCAGTAAGCACATTGACAGGTTGAAGGCCATAGATAAATTCAGACTTCGGCTTGCCGCTACCGTAAAAGAAAAAGATGTCCTGAGAACTATGGCTCTCAGGCCGAAAGATCATTGGGTGGTTAAAGGCGAAGTATTTTGTCGCATCGGTGATCTGAGAGTTCTTACAAATATGATAGCCATTGAAGAGAATTCTTTTGCAAAGAGAATATTGATGTGGCGAATCAGGGATCTAGTCAAGCGCAGAAAAGAGGGTTCAAGTGATAACGGAAAAAGCAATGGAGAGCGTTCATCAGAGTAGGGTTCTTGGAAAATTAAAAGTTTTGCAAATGGATTTGTCCCAGGGAGAAACCCTCACCATTATAATCCGTGTTAAAGAAATGCCCGCCGCAGGTTCTAATTTTTATTTTCAGGGCATGGGTTCCGTTCCGCCATATACGAGCATGAGTCCACTATATAGAATGGAACGCATTGCCAGTGCGGAAGACGAAGGAGATATTAAAGAATTTTTACCAGTAGAAAATAACATGATCATAAGATGCGAAATGTATGCTGGATTGTCCGATGTGAGGTTTTTAACTGGAATGATTGCGATAGAAAGCGAACCTTTTGCCGCTGGAATTTTATTGAAAAGAATTAAAGAGCTTACAGAGAAGAGAAATAGGCAATGAATGCCACAAAATCAAAGCCATCATTTCTAAAGACATATCTTCCCCAGAACCCACATGTTGTCAGCACTCTCACTCAAGCGTCTGAATGGATCTATGAAAATTTGGGTATCGATCTTTATGACAACCAGATTGATGTCGCTGACGCTGTTGTGGACTTCGGGAAGTCTGATGTTATTATTATTGGCTCTCGTGGCGGAGGAAAGACTATGGCGGTTGGGTGCGCCATCGTAAAGCTTTGCATAGATACTCCGAATTTTAGAATTGGTGTCTTTGCTCCAAAGTGGAATCAGGCCACCAGGGTTATAAAGGAAATTGATCCATATCTCAAGTCGGACAAATGCAAAATAAGAGATCTTATTGACTGGAAGGCTACAGTCAAAACAAGATTGCAATTTAAAAATGGTTCTTTTATACAGTGCATTTCCGCCAATGAGCTGGCGAATATCGAAGGCGAACATTTCCACGTCATAGTTGTGGACGAAGCGCACCTCGTTCCATCTATCAGTATGAGTCAGAAAATTTCTCCAATGCTTGGATCCTTCAGCATCGCCAAGACAATAAAAATTGGCGTAGCGATGTATGATAATCATTTTAAGAAAAGTTTTCTTTCTCCGAGCTATTATAAGGTTATTAAGCCATGGACAGAGTGTCCCATACTTTTAAATTCTGGGAGTATTTTTATAGACGGTCTTGAGTATCCCAAGAAAGCATTGGGTCTCATGCCGCTATCTCTAAAGCAAAAATTGTTTCCTCTGCACCCAGAACTTTTCATGGAGGGTGGTGGAGACATGGATGAGTCAGATTTCTTGACGCAATATATGGTTAAGTGGACTGACGACTCCAGGAATGGACTGAGTGATGACGAACAAGTTAAACTCAAGGGCGAGCATCTTCCTGAAGCGCAGGGTTATGGAAACGAGCTTTATGTTTTTGGATTGGACTTTGCCCAGGGTAGCGTCACGGGAGACGATGAGAGATTGGACTATACTGCTTTGGCAATATGGAAAGTTGTTGAGGGGGGAATTAAGCAGAAAGTTTACGCTCGGAGCTGGAGGGGCGATAATCCGCTTGCAATCATTTCTGAGATCATTAATATCGTGAAACCAATTGGGGGATTGTTTCCATGCAAGGTTGGCATGGTGGATTATTCTGGCGTTGGAAATGTAGCCATTAGCGCATTTAAACAAGAGGGCATTCAGGCCACTGGCGTCATGTTTGCTCAGACGGAAAAAAATTCTGGGAAGAATTACAAGAACGCCATGTGGGACAATTTTAAATTTGAACTGGCAAACGACAGGGTTAAATATCCCTCTGAGGTTGGCATGAGCATGAACAGGTGTATGCAGGATGCGTATATGGAATGGTGTCAGATAGAAAAAAGGGAGCGGGCGGGCATAAACAAGATCATACAGTCCCCCGAAGGCTTCCACGATGATCATGCTTGCGCCGATTTGCTGGCCGTATTTATTGCGAATAGGGCAGATGTTCTTACCATGAATAGAAGCACCGCAGCGGTTTTGAGGCCAGATAGCTTAATGAAAATGCCGTCCCTATTCCCGCAGCAAGGCTCCGCAAATATGGGCCAACTCTTTTTGGGGGTTATAAATAGATAATGCCTATCATAGATGACGCAAATAAGCTAAAATACTTAGTGGAAGATGCCCAGGGGGTCTTGGTGGATATTTTTGATGGCATATATTCAATTACCCAGGCCAATTCCATTATAGAAGAAAAATTGGTTGCATTGCAGGAAATTGAGGGCCAGCTCGATCTGCTGGCAACGTCAATGGGCGATGAGCACAAGTTTGATGTCGAGGAACTAAAAAAGGCGTACACGGACATAGGTTCCGCAATTGGAAAAATAAATAGCTATCTTGTTCAGATTAGGCGCTCCGAGGAGTATCAAAGAGAATATTACGGGGAAGAAAAAGCGAAGGTTGAAAAGGGGGCTAAATGATTCTGCTGGATGCCAACGGTAATCCACTTCCAGAAAATTTAGGTTTGGCAAAAAACGGAATAAATGTTAACCCAACTTCTTTGGGCAAGTTCGGTATCGACATGGACGCTCTCGCCAAGAGCGCACAACAGTATTCAAACTCTGCGGGCAGTGCGGGTAATGGTGGGGCGAACGTTACTCAGACATCATCGTTCTGGTATAGTCCAGAATTAACTACAGAGTCTTGGCTGCTTCCAAAGAGCAGGCAGGAAATTCTTAAATGGTGCCGTATCTTTTTTAACCTTGAACCCTACATTCAATCCATTATCATGACGCATGCGCTGTATCCGTTTTCAAAATTCGACATCATAACCCCAGACAAAACCATAACTCAATTCTACAGAGATGTTGCTTTCCAGCAAAAGCTTGACTTATACCAATTGCTCATCACCGCCTCGCTGTCATATTGGAAATTTGGTGAGGCAATTTTCTTTATGACCATGGAGCAGGACGATAAAGAAGATCCAGTCAGCAAGAGGAAGTTGTGGAGATGGAAGCGTGCAGTTCTTCTTGAGCCAGAGCTAGTAGAGATCAAACAGGAATTCTTTGAGTCCGACCCCACGTTTGAAATGATACCAACGGATGACATGAAGAAGCTGGCAGTATCAAACGATCCGCACGCTGCAGAAAGAAAAGAAAAAGTTCCGCCCATTATTCTTGACTCCATTAAGGCTGGCAAGAATATACCATTGTCTTCCGAATCTGTTAGTTATATTTTTAGGCAGACAGACCCATCGGCTAATAGGGGCACGCCCATTATTCAATGCTGCTTTAAGGCTCTCATTTATCAGGATAAAATTCGCTTGGCTCAAATGGCCATTGCTGATCGCTACCATTTCCCGATTGAGATGTGGACTCTCGGAGATCTAGCGCAAAATATTTTGCCAACACCAACTGACTTGACTAATGCAAGAAATTTAATTAACGCAGCCTTGCAGAGCCCACCATTCTCGATAGTCGTTCCGCCCATTCTTAAATACGAAGCCCTGAGCGTAAGAGATAAACTCTTACCCGTGAAGGACGACTACGATTATCTTCAGGATCAAATTTTTGTTGGTCTCGGAGTGAATAGAACTTTGATGACTGGCGAGGGGCCATCGTTCTCAAACCTGAAGGCTATTTCACTTCAGAAGCTTATTATGATCTACAAGGCCATAAGAGATCAGTTTGAAAACTGGATGATCAATTATTTTTTCAGGCCACTCGCTGAGAAGAATGAATTTTATATTATGGAGAACGGAAGAAAGAAATTGGTTCTCCCGCAAATTTCCTGGTACAAGAGTTTGGATATCGAAGAACAGAATGAGGAGCGCAAGGATTACAAGGAGCTGCACGGTAAAGGCTACATCAGCACTGAGACCTTGTTCTCTAAATTCCCAACACTTGATTACAATGCCGAGCAAGTCAAGCTTGAAAGAGAAATTGGAACCATCTGGGATAAAGGCGACAGAAGGTTGCCACGGGATCTTAAGGATAAACAGCAGCAGCAAAAGCCTGGCGAGGAAGGCAAGCCACCAACGCCGCCCAAGCCAGGTGAGGGTGAAGAGTCAGAGGCTCCAGCGGGTGGAGGTGGGGCTCCAAAGCCACCAACACCGCCCGCAACAGCTCCTGGGACATCACCCACGACAGCGCCAACAGCTCCAGCGCCAGGCGCAACAGCACCACCAGCCACAGAAGTTCCTGCGGCGGTGGGTGTTTAGGGGGTGATATTAAGTGCCTATGTTGAAGAGGGGATCTCCAGAAAAGATACAAAGCGTCACAACGGGGACAGAAGACTTTGAAAAGAACTGGAAAAAGCTGAAAGGTAATAGCAGTCCCAATAAGAAAGGGGAAAAGGCTAGTGCCGATAGTAAAAAAGGGAACTCCTGAAAAGGTTCAGAATGTCATTGTGGCCAATGAGGAATTCGAAAAGCGCTGGGCTGCATTAAAAACGAAGCCAGTTCGGTGCGTAAAGTGTAGCAAGCTCATTGCTAAAAGTTCCCAGGGCCAAATTACCATACAGAAAAAGGGCCTGGCCGCCATCGTAGACGGCAGCGGTACGGCGGATATAGTTTGCTCCTATTGTGGCACGATAAATAAGTTTGCATTCTGATGCAAATTTGATATATTCTTATAAAGACAGCTTCACCAGTCCCACACAGGGACATCAGAGGCGCATGGAAGTAATTTTTTCCGTGCGTCTTTTTTTTGAAGAGCCTAGAAAGGACGAGATGACATGATGACATGCATAGCTTGTGGTGCTCAAGAAAAAGAGTCGAAACATATATGGTGTTCAAAATGTTTTAAGGAAAGACACTATATAGAAATTTTTATAGAAGCGAACCACTTGGATGCGATGGGCAAGGTGATAGACCTGGCGAGGATCTCTGGAATGTCAGATCGGTCTTTCGACCAGTTTGAAAAAACGGTTAAGCGGTATTATTACGACTTGATGAAATTTAATATCAATGAGTTGAATGCGAAGGGATACGTTCCAAAGAGAGAGGAAAAAAGCGCAGAGCAGTGAAATCTTAAAAGGGGGAAAGAAAAATGATTTTAAAATTCGGTAGTGCGGCAGTAATGGAGAAGGATGTAGAAAAGTTACAGAACGTGCCAGAGAAAGTAAAAGAACTGCTCGCCAACAAAGACCCCGAATTTTTATATTTTACAGCGAGAGCTATCACTGCGGACGTGCCAAATGGAAACGGAGATTACTTTCCGTGGGATGAAATTAAAAAGTCGTACAAGACCTTCGTTGACAAACACATCGACTATAATCACAACATGGACAATCCAGGCCAGGTTGTGGGAAAAATAATTGATGCATGGCTGGAAGAAAACGAAAAAGAAAAATACGTGATGATCCTTGGAAAGATCGACAAGGTTGATCACTCTGAGATCGCCCGTCAGGTTGAGAAACTTATTCTCGACCACGTGTCCATGGAAGCAATGGTGGCGGTAAGCAAATGTTCTATTTGCGGACATACCATCCATAATAACGCCGACAAAAAATGCGACCACTTAGACAAAAGCCTCTTAAAGGAATGCGAGTACGAAGGCAAGAAAGCCCAGTGCTACGCCATTAACTCAGGAATTACCTTCACTGGTCTTGGCATCGTTTTGACCCCAGCGGATCAAGACGCTGCGATCAAATCGGTTATCGCCAAGATCGCCAAATACATCACAGAAACAAAAGAGTCTGACAAGACCATGATTGATGCTGAGCTCGCAGAGCTGATCAAAAAGCTTTCCGAGGCTGGCAAGGTTGAAATTCAAGAGCAGATCAAAAATATTCTTGGGAGGGGGGATGGAGTAGCCATGGAGACAAAACAAAAGACCACGGAGGAAATTGCAAGAGAGGTTAAGAGCAAGCTGAATGTTATTGAATACGAGGCCATTCAGCAAGATATTCTGAAGAATAAAGTTGAGCCTCCCAAAGAAACAAAAGTAGAACCTACTCCACCTGCGCCGCCAGCACAGCCCGTTGCGGCTGCCGTTGCCGAGTCGCCCAAAGAAGCCGTTCCTGCGGCTCCAGTTGCGCCCGTTGCGCCCAAGGTTGAGGACGTTGTGGAAGTCCTTGGCCCCGTGGAAAAAGCAAACATCAAAGATACTTATTGGGTTTTCAGCGTGAACGGCAAGCCCGCATTTCTCGCAACCCTTGGTGGGATTTGGCAGGAAATGCTGGATGATCCCGAAGCCAAAATTACCCTGGCCCCAGGAAAAGAAATGAAGGTGGCTGAATACGCTGTGTCGTCTTTATATAAGAGCGCCCTGGAATCCAAAATTAAAGAACAGGGTCTCTCTAAGGTGGCCACATATATCAATGCGCAGAATTGGCCATCACAGCGTGGAATTGGCAAGGGGCAGTACGATATCAACCTTACCAATATGCCTAAGACAAAAACAGAAGACGGTGTTGATCTGAAGGATAATGGATCTCACGACAAGGGCCCGAAGGGTATTAATAAAGAGAATTGGCCCTCAGCCACAACTATCAAAGAGTCGCCGAAAGTGAAAGGCGAGCAGGCAACTGGTATTGAGAAGCAAGCAGATCCAATGGTGGGTGCGCCAGCCGATCCAGGTATGCCGCCTAAACCAGCGGTCAAGCCACTCGATGCCAAGCCAGGTGACAAGCCAGCGGCAAAGCCAGAAGAGAAAAAACCTCCAATGGGCGCCGAGCCTCCAAAGAAACCAGAGGCTCCCGCTGCTGCTAAGCCTGAGAAAAAGAAAATGTCCGCCAAGGAAGCCATTGAGCATATTTATGACTGCCTTGAGGCTCTTGAGGAAGAGAATCCAAAACTCAAGAAAGACATCAATGAGATCGAAGAGCTAGTCAACATCGTGATCGACCAGTCCTTCAAGAGCAAGAAAGCTCCCAAGCCCCCGAAGGAAGAAAAGAAAGAAGAGAAGGGCGAAAAGAAACCAGAGGATGGCAAGAAACCAGAGGCCCCGAAACCTGAAGATGGAAAGAAGCCAGAGGCCCCTAAGCCCGAAGCTCCTAAACCAGAAGACAAATTCAAGTCTATGGTTACATCTCTCAGCGGACTGGGATTGGTTCTTACTGCGGAGCAGGAAACAAAGCTGCAGGAAGTTGTAGCCTCGGATGAAAATATACTCATCGTTGCCAAAAAGAAACAGAATTGGCCCAAAGTTTGGAAGGGCATGGGCGGAAGCGTGGATGCCTGCATAGGCAAAGTGAGCGAGAGTGGCGAGATTGAAGATGCTGGTGCGTACTGCAATTGGCTAGAGCATCGTGCCGCTATGACTGGCGAGCCAAAAGTTGCTGAACAGGTTCCAGCGGAACCCGCAGTGACTCCAGCTCCCGAAGCTCCAGCGGCCCCAGCAGCGCCAGCAGAAGCTCCCGTGGCGCCAGCGCCTGCAGTGGCTCCAGTCCCCGAAGTAAAAGCTTCGGTTGTGACTGAGCCCGAAGTTAAGCCCGTTGTGCCAACAGATAAAGAGGTTGAGCTCCAGAAAGCATTGGATGCCAAGAATAAAGAAGCGCAAGAATTGGCCGAGAAGATCAAGGCTGATCGGACTCGTGAAGCGTTGAAGAATAAGATCGAAGATTGCAAGCGTGTCATTCTTGCGATGCGTGATAGAAACCTTATTCGGATGGACGAAAAAGATATAGAAGCTGCACAGAAAGACGGTCTCGCAATTTTGGAGGCCCAGAACAAAGCGTATAAACAGGCGATTGACAGACAGTTGGCAAATCTCATGAAGATGGACATGCCCGCACTGAGAGCCTTTGCGGAGTCCATTGTCATGATACCGAAAAGAGCAGACCAGGCGAAGAATGCCAATACCCTGTCTACTGTCATCAGTCCCATGTATACCGTAAACGGAGCGAAGGATGACGATGCAACGTTCCTACAGGCTGTATTCAGTCTGGGACGTAAATAAAACAAAGGGGGATTTAATCAATGGCTATTCAAATTGTTAAAGAAGGTCAGCGGATGCCTGGTTGGAATATTCTTTCTACACCATCCAGCTCCCCATTTTTACCGCCAATCATCGTGGCTGGTGCTGTGATGGAGATCGACCCAAATGATTCTTCGTACAGCTCTGCCAGACTGTTAAGCGGAACCTCTCCACTTGGGATCGCCATCGATTCCAATATCCGCTCGACAATTACCAACGGTCAGCCTGGTGTTGAGTATGTTACAGAATACAACCGTGGCGGACTGATCTCGACATCTCATGGCAACGGGATGGTTCTCCGTTCCTATGATGATGGTCTTGGCAATGCTTGCGTCCTGTCTCCAGCTAATGCTGCTGTCTGGGCCGTCAATGCGCCAATCTACACCATCAAACAGGGCACGACTGGCAACCTGACAAGCATTGGTATGTTAACACCCGATCCAAACGGCAGCACAAACGTTTTGATTGGCAGAGTCATTAATGTCCAGGGATCGGGTTCCACTCTGTCCGTGACCTGGATCAGCTCCATATAAGAAATAATCAGTAAAGGTGTCATGTAGGGAAACCTACGCACCTACAAAACAAAAGGGGGATTAGACACATGGAAACAACAGGAGCGGTTCTACCGCCAATCACTATCGAGGCGAGCGAAAGGATCTTCACAGAGTTCAACGACATTACTAAAGAAGGCGGCCAGGTTTTGGAAGGGCTGTCGGCTCGTGAGATCGATGCTCGTTTAGATACTCTTCACAGCTCGCCAACTGGCGTGAGCAAAATCGCACAGCAAATGCTGTCTCCTTTAAAAAGAGACTTGCTGTACGAAGGCCGTATGCGTCAGATCTTCCAGACCTATAAATTGGCTCTGGGAGAAGAAGCTCGTTTCGATGCTGACATCGCAATTCCTGCGGCTGGTCTTTCGGTCAACGGATTGCCTGTTCAGTTGGATGTCAAGTCAGATCGTGTGAATGTGGATACCTCACCGATTGCTACCAAGCCCTTCGTGCGTTGGAATGAATCCAACTTCAGGAAATATGACATCCTGAACCGTGCACAAGAGCGTGCCAAAGCTTCGATCCAGTTCCAGGAAGATGTCCGTGGCTTTTCGTTGCTACAGTTCGCTTCTACACTGGGCACTGGGAACGACCTGCCAACCCCCCTGCATTCTGGCCAGGTGTTTGACCAGGGTGTGACTGTGGGTCTCGAAGGAACAACGGCTGGAACAAACAACCCATCCGTGATTAAAGAAACAGCGGGTCGCCTGACCATGGACAAATTCACAGAGGCCATTGTGACACTGAGAGCCAAGCTCGAAAGTGCAACACGGGCGCTTATGAATCCCTTCCGTGAGAAGGACTTCATGCTCTTCAACCAGGTGGTCGCAGGAACTGGTGGCGCTGGAATCTTCGCACCGAACTATCAGGAGCAAATGCTGAAATCTGGCCGTCCTGGATCTGCGTTCGGCATCGAACTGATCAGCTCCATCGTGGTGCCCGTTGATCAAGTGTACGTCCTGGCCCCGTCCGATTATATCGGCGTGTTAGCCATCCGTACCGACATCAGCGTGGAGACCCTGAAAGATGTCAACCAGTTTGCGGATGTGTTCGCAATCTGGGAAGACCTTGGCTTTGTTATTCGGTTCGCCAAGGGTATTTGCAGGATCGACCTGAGCTAATCAGGCCGTGCGGTAAACACACACCCCTACCTTGCCTTTGAAGGCGGGGTAGGGGTTTTGTGTAATAGACCTGAGAGGAGCGGAGACGATGAGTGATAAACAATATGTGGTTGTGGCAAATTGCGGACTAGAGGGAATGATTTTCAGGGATTTGGTTTATGTTAAAAATGGTCAGGTGTTGCCAGTTAAGCACAAAATGGGAGAAAGAATTGAAATAGAAAATATACCAGCGAACACGCTGGAGCAATCGCTTATAATTGGTTCTTTGGGAAAGGCGATAGCAGGTAAAATTGTAGAAGTTAGAAGTGGGGAAGAAGCATCTAAGTCGGTTCTTGTGGACGCAAAAGAGGAGAAGGTGGAGCAGGGACAAGATCCCCTGCATGCCTTTGTGAATACCCCAAGAAACAAACCAGAGCTTATAGCTACCGATAAGGGGATCAACCTATATGGTGAGCCCAAAAAAGAGGAACATAAGTTCAGTGTCAACGGAGCGAATGACCAGGATGTGCAAAAAGCTGGCCAGGAAACTTCTCAGGCTCAGGCGGCGCAATCTGCGGCTGATAAAAAAGAAGTGGTCAATAAAGAATTCTTTGAAAAGCCATATTTAGAACAATTAAAATTTGTCAAAGCTTGCGAGGATATTGCGTTGCTTGAAAGCATCCTTGCTGACTGTGTATCTACAAATGGCTCTAGGCAACTGAAGAATAATACAACCAGAAGGATCGCAACACTAAAAAAGAAATAGGAGGCACACATGCCAGCACCCACAGCTCCAGCCATAGAAAAAATATATAACGATGGGTTTGAAATATCTTTTCCGACTCCGACTGTGTCGCCCAGCCAATACAATGTGTACCTGAACAGCAAGTTGTTCAAGACGTACTTCAAGGGCGGCTTTACTAACGGGTTCGATATCCCAACTGGATTGATTGCCACCACCTTCATACGAGTCACCGATGTATCCATGAATTACTTTGCGGCCCCCATTAGCGTGACATACACCATTGTTTCTGGTGGGCAGGAAGGATCTCAGTCTGCAGCTTCTACCGTGGCCCCCAATGTGAATAATTCTATTTCTTTAACGGCCAACTCTCCCGCCACCCTTATACCCGCTATTCCGAATTTAAGGTATAATGTTGTGAAACTTACCGTATCCAACTCGGCTGCATCAGACGCTATCTTAACCATCAGTGATGGGACGGCTACTAAATACGGCCCAGTGTACCTGGCGGCATCTGGCGGTGGAGATGAGGCGGTTTGGCCAGCAAGCGCACCACTTTTACAGAGTGTAGGGGGTCTGGCTTGGACGGCAACAGCAACCCAAACTGGTGTTACCGTGAACGTGGAAGCCATTGCGGATCTGTCGTAAGGAACCAGAACCCCAACTTAAGGAGACAGGCCAATGACCCCGTATATTGTTCCTCAAGATTACTGCGATGGCTTTACTATAGTTACTGATTTTGTTGACGCTGACAGTATAAATATTTATTTCAATGGGACTTTTCATGTCTCGTGCGACCAAGCATCTATTGAGGTTTTTGCTGACGAACACGCCATGAAAATTTTTGTTCATCCAGTTGATAAAGTCTATTTCAATGGCTCGACCCAAGTTACTTACACATCTATTTTGAATGGCGTGGAGTCGGCGCAATCATCTCCCATGACGCTCCAGGAGCCATAATGAAAAAAATATTCTTATTTCTATTATTCCTAGCCATGAACGCTATGGTGTTTGCCCAAACAGCTACCCCAACGTTTACGGTCACAACGATACCAACCAGCGAGATTTTATTTTATAACGGGGAAAGCCTGGCATCACAAGATAGGTCCATTACGAATTATTATTGCTGCGTTATCGGGAAGCCCTCTTACACCTTGTTCGACAGCCCCCAGGCGGCTTACTCCGGTTTCGATGGTCTTTATTGTTCCCTGACGGGAACGGGGAATATTGAGGCTGATTTTCTTGTTAGCGGCGATGGGGTTCAGGGTGAATGTGGTTCCAACTTTTACAATACCACCGCTTCCAATAGCATGTCCCTTTGGATAAAGGGCGTGACTTCCACGATTTCCGACCTTGAAATTGGGTGGGAAGATGAAAATGGCAATACTTCCGGCGACCCAAATCCCCTCATAAACAATTTCGTTGGGGCATCAACGCAAACGGCGAACATACCCACATCTTGGACGCACGTTCAGATTCCCCTGGATGCCTATAACTTTAACGCATCAAATATTATCGGAAGCGGTACGCCGACCCCAATGGACCGGACCGCCCTCGCAACGCAGGACATCGTAGACCGTTTTGGTCCTGGCGTATTCTATTTGGATGAAATGTATTTCCAACAGGCCGGCGGCCCTCCGGCCAATACGATTCCCTATGACAATTTTGAGAGCGGGGTCAGCGATATCACTTATGGGCTAAATCCAAACTATTCCGGTTCAACGTGCACGGCGGTATTGAGCACGGCCAACTATTATTCCCCAACACATTCCATAGCATTTAATTTCAATAACGGCCCAAATAGCTGGGTCGGCGGTGCAGGCGTTACCGATGTCATTTGTTACGTAAAGGTTTTGCCGTGCGAAGGGACTTCCTTTAACGCCAACGGAGCAACGTGGTTCTCAATGTGGGCGAACTTTCCAATAGGGTGCTCTTTCAAGGTGGAGATCACCGAGGGAAACACCGCGCCCGCCGACGGCGAAACTTATGATTCCATTTATTACACCGGCAACGGCTCATGGTATAACTACCAAATTCCGTTGCAGTCGTTCGAGCAGAACAAGAATGACCACATTGGCGACGGTATTTTTGAGGTCAACTCCATCGCCTCGATAACCATCTGGACCTATGCCGCATACACAGACAATGCCGTTGCTTCCGGTACGGCCTATATTGATGATATTGCCTTTTTGCTTTCGGGAACTCCGCCGACAAATTATCCATGCAATAGCGGTTTTAGTTCCACGGCAACAGCCACGGCAACGGCAACCCCTACATCCACACAGACCACCACAGCCACGGCAACATTCACGCAGACGCAAACTTATACAGCCACAGCGACCCCAACAATGACCCCAGTGGCGTGTGGTATTGTGGCGATAGATACCTATAATCGGAATGCAATTATGCCATGGGTTGCCGATACGTATCAATGGTGGAATGAGAGGGGTGGGTATTCTGGAGACATAGAAGATGTCCAAGTTTCTCCTTATGCCCTTAACGGACAAACGGTTTACGGTTACGCCCAGTGTCTTACTGCTTGCGATGCCGCACACATGAATATGTTTAACGCTGATGGATATCTTCAGATGCAGGTGTTTGGAACCGTGGGCGGGACGCAACATCAAAGGCTGTTATTTCGCAGGATAGATAACAACAACGGATATATTTTTCAGTCAGACTTTGAAGATGGGGCATACATCTTTTATGTTGCTGTCGGCGGGAACCTAACCCAACTCCTGGTTGTTAATCAACAGCCGCAAAATGGGGATATTATGGGGGTTAGGATGCTGGGGCCCAATTATACGTTCTATGTGAATAACATAGTAGTTGGACAAATGTCTGATTCGACATATTTAACACAAACAATTTGTGGTTTTGAATTTGAGAATGTTGGAGAGCAGGTCTCAAATTTCTCTTTTCAAGCTGTTGACCTATGCTCTCCAACATATACTGTGACAGTGACTGCAACCCAGACGGCTACTCCGACAGCCACGCCAACTGCCACCCAAACAAATACCCAGACAAACACCAGGACTGCCACGGTTACCAATACCGCTTCAGTTACCCTCACTCTGACGAATAGTAAAACGGCAACCCCAGGGTGGACTGCCACTGCTACACCTACGATTCCAACCCTAACGTTTACCAATACAGTTACCACAACAAATACAGCAACAATAACTCTTACATCCACCGCAACGCCAACTGTAACTAAAACGGCAACCGTAACCCAAACCCCAACTATCACGTTAACCCCCACGGCTGTCAGGTGCGGACAGGCGGTACTAGATCAATTTTTGCGCCCAGACAGCCCAACCCTTGGGTATCCAACGTTTGGCCCGCTATGGTACTGTCCAGTTGTGCCAATTTCAATCGTCAGTCACGAAGCTATGTATTCTGGGGCTGGGGTTGCGCTGGCCATTGAAAATACATTTGTTTGTAATGGTGTTGTTAGTATGACTCTTGGGTCAGCGCTTGGAGTTCCAGGCCTTGGTTTCCGTGGGTCTGATGCATATAATTTTTGGGAATTCGCAGCGGTTGGAAATGGACTTGGTTATCAGTTGATAAAATATGTGAACGGAATTTATTACCGTGCGGCATCATATTCATTGCCTCCAGCCATCGGAGATCAAATGCAGGTAATTTTCTCTGGCCCACAAATAACATGTCTGGTTAATGGCGTAACACGCTGCGCAACTACTGATAGTTTTAACCAAACAGGAGCATGGGTTGGGATGATTCTTCAGAATCAGGGGACGGTATCGTTTTTTCAGTTTGACGCTCAGTGTTCTGGGGCGAGCGGGAAAATACCAAACAAAAATAAGAGGGGTAGGGGGATCGGTTTTTAAAGAAACACAATGCAATATATATTAAAAGATATATAATATAATTATAAATATATTCAACACTAACAAAAGGGGGAAAGCCAATGACGGAGGGATTAAAAGATTTTGCCGATACAGTTAATTCAGTTGGGCTTCCAGCATTATGTGTAGGCTATTTCCTTTTGAAGGATTGGAAACTTAGCAAAGAAGACATCAAGGTGAAGACTGCCATAGCTAAGGCTCTAGCCTTAATAAATAAAACTCTTGGAATTGAAGAGGGGGAGGATTAGAGTCATGGCCTCCTACATTGGTAGCGTCTGCCTTCTTTCGCTGTTTATCATCTCCGTAGTCATTATGAATAGAAGGCAGAAACGGAGAGTAGATGTGATGCGAGAGATATATCTTCACGTGGACGGCATAGCTGGCAGCATCAATAGTGGCAATGGAAAACATTTTGTAAAAGTATTCAAGGCTAAAAGCGTTCTTAAATAATTAACGGAGATGTTAAATGGAGCCGCAGGAATATCATCCACAACGAAGACATGCTATAGATGAAGCTAAAAAATTAATGCCAGATACTTTTCTGGCGGGGGCCGAAGACTGGAAGGTGTCGGCCTATCTTGACTTGATTATAGCTGACTGGAATTTTTGGCCGCCACAACAGTATCTAACGGTAGAAACCTTAGATCCAAGACTTATTCCTTTACTTGGTTTTGGGGTTCAGATGTTTACTGTTTTATTTGAGCAGCAAAGATGGACTCTTTTGGACTTCGACTACACAGACCAGGGTCTAAATATTCGCCTGGATCGTGTAGCAAAGCTAGACCAAAGTTACAAAAATTTGCTAGAATTATACAAGCAGCAAATTATGAATTACAAGAAGAGCGTTTTGGTTAGCACGCAGGGAGTTGGATTGGGAACGCCAAGGTTCCAAAGTTCAATAGGGCAATTTCTGAAGATCGCCTTGGGTTCAGCGTTTTCATGGGGACAACCTTGATGTTTCTTTTGGTTTAGGTATTGCATGTTATCAGTATTTATGTTATACTCTCTGTAGGTTTAAAATAAATCTACGGGAGGTTATATGAGATATCAACACAGCGAATCAATGCGAGCAAGATTGAGCCATTTCGCTAAGGAAAGATCTAAGACTTACGATATGGCTAGTCACTTTTTAAACAGCGATGGAACACCAAAGAATCGTCCGAAGTATAGATGGCAAGAAATTTTAGAACAACATCCGAAAGAAGAAATTATCAAAGCATTTGATACTAGGGGAATGCAGGCAATGGCGAAGGAGTGGGGGTGCCATGTCGATGTTTGCTATACCCTAAGAGATAAGTTAGGTCTTAGTAAGAAGTGGACTCAGGAAGACATTATTAAGCAGTATTCTAAAGAGAAATTGATGGATTTATATTTCAATCAATTTAGAACCATTAAAGAAGTAGCCGACCATATAGGATGTTATCAAGATACACTGTCTAAAGTTTTTAAGAAATTGGATATAAACTTTAAAGAATTTGTTCCTACAGAAGAGATGAAAGAAAATCTGCGTCAGAAGGCATTGACTCCAGAACGCATTGCTGTTGCTACAGAAAATCTCAAAAAAATAACTCCTGAAAAGAAGCATTTAGGCGACGAGACCAGAAAATCGAGGGGGTCTGCGAAGCGAGCGCACAAAGCTAATCGGGCGCTGGAAGCGTTTTCTCTAGATGAGATAGATAAGATGGTGGAGTATAGGGGCGTATTGGGGACAGCTAGATTTCTAGGCATATCGCAATGGGCTATTAGAAGTTTTTGCTACAAGCATAAAATTACGCTCTCTAATGGCGCCAAAAAAGCCATGACGGAAACGCCTCAATACAAGGCGCAAGCTAGATTAAAAGGTGTCCATACGGTTCAGAGATCCAAGAAAAAGAACACGTCCATAGAAATAGCCGTGCAGAATGAGTTGAAATCCAGGGGTATCAAATTTGAGACTCATAAAAATCTAGAAAACATTACGGTTCCAGATGTTTTTATAGAACCGAATATAGTCATCTATTTAGACGGTTGTTTTTGGCACGCCTGTCCAGAGCATTGCTCTGGTAGTATTATTGGAAATAAGAGAGCCATTAAAGATAAGGTCATTAATGAAGCATTGCGTAAGAAAGGATATGTCGTACTAAGATTTTGGGAGCACGATATTAAAAAAGATGTTGGAAAATGCGTCGATACCGTGCTATCATATATAGGATTGAATAACAAAAAGGGGGATAAGAAATGAAAAGAATCCTGCTATCTATTGCTATATTAGCACTGGCATGCTCTGCATTTGGTCAGACATCTACTTTTACAACTACGGCGACCTATACACAGACGGCAACACAGACTCCTAATATTATTTATCCGACAAAATGCTTGTGGCTTGATCAGGCGAACCCAGATGCCGTAAATAGCGGATCTTCTGGGAGCGTTATCACTCAGCCGAGCTCGCAGGCTCATGGGTTAATGTATTTTTCTTTTACCAACGGCTGCGCTCCGCAAGGGCTCGTTGTGACAAGCGCCAATCTTTGCATTTCTGTGACGGCCCAGACTGGAATGACCTCACTGGAAATTCACAGAGTTCTCCCATCTAACATTGATTGGGTTACCTCAAATTCCACATGGAGAACAAAAACAAGTATATTATTGTTTTGGCCAATTGGGTGGAGTGGCGCCGCTGGAGCATCCATGTCTGGATTTGATTATGCCGAACCGCTCATGGGGCAAATGACGAATTTCCAAATTGGGCAACACATTATTTCATTAAATCCATCGGAAGTCGAAAGCATGTATCAAAACAACGCTGGAATAATTTTGATTGATAATGACCAATGGGGAGCTCACGTTATGAATTACGACCAGACGACAGGAACGTCTTGTGGGGTGATTGGAAGTTCTACGGCGTATCTTTCTGTTCAGTATGCTGTTCCAACGGCAACTGCTACAAAAATACCTACAGCCACCAAGACGATGACAAGCACTATAACACTAACATCAACGACAACAAGGACGCAGACCATAACATATACGGCTACCCGTACATACACAAAGGCACCAACGCACACGCCACCCTTCACGCTTACGGCGACCAATACTTTCACGGGAACAATTACTAGCACGGCCACCAGCACTGCTACAGCTACCAGAACTGCTACGGCGACTCAAACAGCAACCCAGACTTCTACAGCCACGGCTACAGCGACTCAAACAGCAACCCAGACTTCTACAGCCACGGCTACGGCGACTCAAACAGCAACCCAGACTTCTACAGCCACGGCTACAGCGACTCAAACAGCAACCCAGACAGCTACTATAACGGCCACAACTACAACAACCGCCACGCAGACGGTTACGCCACATTAAGTAAGTTACAATATTTGGCTTCACGTCATACGGTAATTGTGTATAATAGTTATGGAATAAATTTTGCCCCAAAAGGAGGAGACCCAGAGAAGCGTAGGCAAAGAAGTGTAATAGATGGGTATGTAAAAGTAATAAAAATAAAAAAAGGGGGACACGACAATGGCAAGAGGAATCGTAGCAGCGGTAGCCAGTACGACAACGTTAAGTGCTCCAGCGTCAATCATTGCAAAATCTACAGATCCAGGTTTCAGCGCAAAGGGTGTGGTTGAGAAATTGTCTGTTACTGCAACGCAGGCGGACAGCCTCGTGGTTTTGGATCTTTCCACGAAGCCATATACACCCATTTGGCAGGTGGATATCACGGCTGCCATGATCACTGCTGGGCCGACAGTTGTTGAATTTGGCCATAACAATGGCACTGCTCTCAACTTCGCCAATGGGTTGGGCGCTTATGCCTTGGGTGGTGCGGCCACATTCAGCACCGACTGGCTTATCGCAGGCGAAGCAAAAGGCTAAGCTAGACGTTTAAAGTGGCGGTGCCCCTCTTGCGATGAGTGAGAGGGGCGCTGTTATTTAGAAAGGAACCTACCCATGCCCGAAGTGGCATCACTACCGACTATTAATAGATCTCTGGTGAACATAGAATATCTCACGCAAGATACTGACTTTTCTAAGCTTCTTATAGATCCCAAAACATTTGGGATTATATCTAAAGATGCTTATCAGAAGGTTAAAATTTCGTGGCCCAAACAGCTTGATGCGGCCTCGTATAATGTCTATGGATCACCCAACCCACTCAATAGGTTTAATAGGCTGAACGAAAAACCAATTGACGATGCATTTTACGTTTTTGATCTACCAGTAATGCCAGAGACTGTACAGCTATACTTCTGGGTTACGTCAGTAAACGGGATTGGTGGAGAGAGATACCTGGCCCATGAAGGCGCCACCAATCTGAGCAGCTCTCTCATAGATAATAATTTTATATCGAACCCATTAACACCCATGCTCGGAATACCCGTGACGCATATTATTAATGCTCATATGCAGAATATAATTCTTCCACAAATACGCCAGAGATTGCAGTTTGAACTTGAGAATGACGGAGAAGATGTTCTTCTTTTTATCAGGAGATTTGTTGGGGCCCCCTGCAAATGCACAGACATGGGAACTGCACAGCCAGGAAGCGGAGATCCAAATAGTGTTTTTTCTTCCGTATTCACAAACGATGATGATAGGATAGGTCAGAAGACAAGCCCAGACTATCAGGGTCGTAGTCGTTGTTTGGTTTGTTTTGGAACTGGTATTGTTGGCGGATATTACCCATCATTTAAGATCAAGATCCGATATGGTGCCGTTCCAATTACAAACGTTGTTAGAACTCGGTTTGGGTGGCAGAACGTCCATAACTTTAGTTCATGGACTTTATGGTACCCACACTTAACCCAGCATGATGTTATAGTCAGGCCCAAGGACGGCGAGAGATATACCGTAAACGAACCTGGAGAATCTGAATTTCGTGGACTCCCCCTTCATCAGGAAATGAATTTTCAATGTCTCCAGCAAACAGATATCAAACAGCAAATTAGCGATGAGCTTATCTACAAGGTGACCCACGAAAAAGAATTTATACCAACGGGAACTAAAATTTTTGGTTAGGAGATCACATGCCGATCCCAGCGCAAAGCACTATATATAACGCACGCAAGCAGGCATTATTATCTGCTGGTTACGTAAAAAGAATTATTCAGAATGGCCAGATGGTTACCGTTCCAGGAGAACTTCCAGATCAGATGGATAAGCTTATTCAATCCACCGCCTCTGGGGATAACGCCTTCTGGTCGGTGTGGCAAATTAGCCAAACTGTTGTTGGTCAAGATATGGTCACTGGAGCTCCCGTTGTTTGTGGGCCCGCCATCTCCGTGCCAGGTCAAGGCATGATTTAATTTGTAGGGGACTCAATGAAAAAATGGTTATTTCTTCTCCTTCCATTATTTATTATGATGACTTGGGTTGGCGAAGCCTTAACGTCTTCTCAGTTCGTGGTGGCGACTTTTTCTCAACAAGATACCATGGCACTTGGAAGCGCCGATACTGGCCAGCCGTGGAATCAATTTTGGTATGACCCACTCGACCCAGATCACACTATTTCTTTATTGGGAATACAAAATAACCAAGCATACTGCGTGACCCCTAATAGTAGCGGTGGAGCCTGGATAGATAGCCTGGTGAGTGATGGGCAAACTTCTTTAACGGCAACATATGGGGATGGCGGGGGCGTTGCGCTAGACGTTAGATTTTTCACAGACATAAGCAATCCAACTTCCCCAGTTGTTTGGGGGTGGCAGCTCCTTGGGACAGAAGGAATTGGGTATTATATTATTGATAATAACGGTGATGAAGCTCTCGTGAATTATCGGGTTCCAAGTGTTATGCCAAAAGATGGAGATATCTTATCTGCTATATATTCTGGTTCAGATATTAATTTCTATATAAATAATTCAATAGTTTATTCTGGAAATGATACAAATCTGACTTCAAACACCGTAGTTGGCATGGAAATTTTTTCTTCAGGGTCTAATTCTTCTCAGCCTTATGTATCAAACTTTGTTTGCCAATCCGTTGATACCAATACTCCAACGCTGACATTAACACCAACCCCAACCGTAACACCATCAGGAGAATAAATGAAAAAATGGATAGCATTACTTCTTTTTCTCCTGTTGCCTAGTTTAATTTATTGTGCTCAAGCACCCAACTATTTCTTTCAAAATACTACCATTGTAGCTGGGTTGGCTCAATTTTCTACCACGCCAATATTAAGTGAATCAACAACTTGTCATGCTATATCTTCAACGGTTACGGCTACCAATTATCTACAATTTGAACCAGTAAAGGTGAGCGGGGTATGGGAGACTTCTCTCCCATCTGGAATAACTTTATGGGGGTGGGAGACGCCGCTTCCCATAACGGGAACGATATCGGCTGGCAACTGGTATAGTTATTTCAAACTTGCAAGATCAGCATCCACAGCGTGTAGCATGAAGATGAACACGAGATATTGGTATTCACCCAATGCAAATATGTCTGGAGCCACTGCTATCACCTCGTGGACAACAAGTTCAAGAATTATATCGGCATCTTCAGCAACGTGGTATGAAAATGTTACAACTACGGGTGTTTCTGCCTTGGTTCTTCCAGATGCTGGTGGAGACTATATTTATATGGAGTGCGCTCTACTTATTACCACTGCGGGAACCGCCACAGCTACTTATTGGGATTTGTCTACACAGAATACGTCATCTACCTGGGGTATAGCCTTCCCAGCTCTTTATACTCTAACACCAACCAATACTGCTACCCAGACGAATACAGCGACCCCAACATTTACAGTCACAACAATACCAACAAGTGAACTGTTGTATTATAATGGCGAACACATTGCTTCACAGGACAGATCTATTGCGAATTATTATTGCTGTCCATCTACTAGCACAAAGTACACCCTGACAGATAGTGCGTTGGCTGCACATGCTGGTATCTATGGCTTGGATGCTAATTTTACTGGGTCTAATCACATAATTTCTAATTTGCAGGTTAGTGGTAATGGTTCGGGGGCGGGTGATTGTGGCAACTTATTTTATGATTCAACTAAGTATCAAAGCGTTACCTTTTGGATAAAGGCCACCACCTCTGGCGTTAGTGGTTTAGAATTAGGTTGGGAAGACAATAATCTTGCTTCCACTGGTGATCCAAATCCTTCGATAAATAATTTTGTTGGCGCAGCCACGCAGACAGGAAACATCCCAACCACATGGACTCAAGTTACCATGCCATTAGCCGCATGGAATTTTAATGCCTCTAATGTCATTGGCGCTGGTTCTCCCAATCCAGTGAATCAGGCAAAGCTAGATCAGCAGGACATTGTTACACGGCATGCCCCATATGAGATATATTTTGATGATATGTTTTTCCAGACGTCTGGCGGCGCACCAGCCAATACTATACCTTATGATAATTTTGAAAGTGGTGTCAGTAGTATTTCCTATGGGGTGACTACACAATATGGCGGCGCTACCTGTACGGCTACTATAAGTACAGCAAGCTATCATTCTGCTAATCATTCCATACAATTTATTTTTAATAACGGCCCCAATAGCTGGACGAGTCCAAGCGGCCCAGGATCAACAACTGTAACTTGTTATGTTCAAATAAACCCCTGCGAAGGAAATTCTTTTGATGCCACGGGAGCTACATGGTTTTCAATGTGGGCCAATTTTCCCATTGGTTGTTCTTTTATAGCTGAACTCGTTGAAGGAACTACCGCTCCAGCGGATGGAGAAACTTATGATAGTATTTATTACACGGGGACTGGTTCTTGGACTCAGTATCAATTCCCCCTGAATGTATTTACTCGAAGTGCTATTGGTATTCAGGGGAATGGTGTCTTGAATGTGAATTCGATTGCAGCTATAAAGATTTGGACGTTTTCAGCCTATACCGATACTGGGGTAGCTTCTGGTACTGCTTATATTGATGACATAGCTTTGTTAACTTCGGGAACGCCACCGTCAGATAATTATCCGTGCAATAGCGGATTAACGTCAACTCCAACAAATACGACTACAGCAACTAATACTTCTACGGCCACCCCAACAGTAACTGGTTCAATAACATCGACATCTACAGCAACCTCAACGGTAACGGGTTCTGTTACATCAACTTCTACAGCAACTACAACAGTAACTGGTTCAATAACATCGACACCCACATCAACCGCTACGGTGACTGGTTCGGTAACGTCAACCGCCACCCCTACGCCAACTGGAACGTATACGAATACCGAAACAAATACTGCTACCAACACGGCAACTGCTACCGCTACAGCCACTTCAACAGCGACTCAGACGGCTACGCAGACAGCTACGCAAACGGCTACTCAGACCGCCACGGCAACCGCTACGGCCACGGCTACGGCCACGAATACAGCAACTCAGACTGCCACCGATACAGCCACTCAAACAGCCACTCAGACGGCAACCCAAACAGCAACAGCTACGGCCACTGCAACCAACACGGCAACCAAGACGGCTACACAAACAGAGACGCAGACGGCAACCCAAACCGAAACCAATACTGAAACCGCTACAAACACAGCCACCAACACTTCAACCGAGACCGCAACGGATACCAATACAGAAACGCCTACCCAAACTACAACTTCAACTTTTACCGCCACGAATACTCAAACGGAGACTGAGACCGCTACCCAAACAAGCACTGAAACGTTCACGCTTACAAATACGGAGACCAATACAGATACGGAAACACAGACGTTTACCTATACAAATACGGAAACCGCAACGGAGACTAATACTGAAACACATACAGAGACTGCAACGGAAACGTTTACCCAGACGGCGACTGCCACGAATACCGAAACGTCAACGGAAACATTTACAGATACGGCAACAGAAACAGCAACCGCAACTTTTACAAAAACGGCGACTGCGACTGAAACGGCAACATCCACAGAGACTGCTACGGCCACAAATACATATACGCAGACGGCAACGCCTACAAATACAAATACCGCAACCCAAACAAAAACATTTACTCGGACGGCAACCGCAACTGCTACATATACCCAAACCCAAACCGCAACAATGACAAACACGGCAACCCAGACGGCGACCCCAACAATGACAATAGTTTGCCTGGGGTTAGTGATTCAGGATAGATATGTGCGTCCAGATTCAGACACACTTGGGGTCGCAGATACCTGGCAGTGGTGGGGCTATCCTGGAGAAGAGATAACGGCTATAGGAATTTTAAGCAATAGCGCTTATTCTGTGGCTGGGGGCTATGCTGTAATTGATAGTTTTAACAACAACGGATTGATCAGCTTAACTCTTGGGCCTAGCCCCAATGATCGTGGAATTGTTTTTAGGTTTGCGAATTATCCCAACACATGGATTTTTAAGGCGACCAGCAGTAATTATGTTGTTTGGTACAACGGAGTAGTCCAGGCGACATACAATGTGACACCAGGCCCATCGGATCTCGCCCAAGTTTCTATGTCTGGAAATCAACTGTTATTTTATGTTAATGGTGGAGCCCTCGGTTCGATCACCAGCTCTAACAACAACACTCAAACGAAGCATGGAATTTATTTGGGGGCAAATTCCTATGTAAATAATTTTTCTATGAATGCCGTTGGATGCTCAACGGTGACGCCCACGTATACAGCAACTCCATCTCCATCTCCCACGTCTACAATTTGGAACTCCGCAATTATTACAACGTCAACTGGAACCCTTACGATACCATACCCAAGTGCAAACCATTATATTATTCTTGCATATAAAAATGGCGGCAATCCCTTGACTGCCTCGATATTTCTTTATTCAATTAGCAATACATCCTTTACTCTTATAGCAAAGGACGGCTATGGTCACCCAGTTGATTGTCACATAATAAATCAACCAGTGCTATGGAGGGCCATACCGAAGCTGGATTGAGAGGGGGAGCATGGAACCAATAAAAGCGCAAGATCCAATTCAGAGTCAGGAAAATTTTGGAAACTCCGTGAACTACAAGCCTCCATCTAGGGATGGTATTAGGGTTGAGTCTTTAGAGCTTAATATTAGGCTAAAATTTAAAACCACCGAGGAGATGGAGCAATTCTTGAAATCCCAGACGTACAGGGCCCTAAAGAACAGGACTGGCAAGCCGTTTGCTCATAAGTGGTGGGGCCCATACCAAGATAAAAATAGGTAAATTATATTTGTAATTTACTATTAATTTGATATATTTGATATATGGCTATTGAATTTATTAACTTAACAAGTCATGTGAAAAGGGCGTTTGAGGACGGCATGAGAATATTATTCTCAAGCGATTCTACGCCCGCAGCGTACAAGTGGGATAAAGATATATCGAAATCGCAGATAGCCATCTATAGAGAATTTCCTAGAGAGATGGCAAAGTATCCTGCGATCATGATCCAGGCCGCTGCCGCAGACGCAAAAATTAGTTCGCTTCACGCTCAAGAACAAAAACAAGTTTCAGACAAAGACGGGAATCCTATAGGAGTAAAAATAGGGGGCCCGCTCACCATGCCAGTAAGACTTGTGGTGATGGCACAAACGCAAGACGATAGAGAAAAGTTAGTAGACATGGTGATATGGTATGCGGAACTTCTCGGTAGAAATGTTTTGGCTAGGTATGAAATAGCTTATATTGGCATAGATACTGAGGGGGAAGGCCAGGAAATTGGCCCAGATGGTGAAATAATTTTCTCGAACACAGTAGTGGTGTCGTGTTATACTGAATACAGTAGCTTCCTGAGTTGGGAGACATTTAAGAAGATTAGGGAGCTGCAGATTACTGGGACAGAGACAAGCACTGGTGATGAAATAATATCAACGGAGGTATCTAATGGCGAATCAAATTAAAGTCACAAATATTTCCCACGGTTCTATTACATTGCCAGACGGAACTCAATTACGATCTTTTGGTAGCTGGGCAATTATTCCAGCTATGGACAAAAGAGTTCGGGCTTTCGCTGTAAAGAAAATGGTCAGGGTGGAGGAAGTGGTTTCGGCTAAAGATTAAGAAAATAAAAAAAAGGGGGAAAGCCAATGCCAGAAATCTCTAGCATCTACATAAGGCCAGGAGTGTATGTAAGTATTCAAGATGTTTCCCTTCCAGCAGCTCCGTCAGGAATTTTGTATCCAGCTTTTATCGGACTTGGAACCAAGTCCAAAGTTCAGTCCTTCACTCTTACTCGTGGCCAGATAGATACTTTTCACCTGAGCGTTGTCACTGGCATGGCCCCTGGAGATTCTATAACCATAGGAACGATTGTTCGTAAGATCCTGACGGTCACACCAGATGGTGGAGTTTTGGTGAGTGGAGTTGTTGTGCTTACTGAACCGCTCACAACGCAACCATCGGCGACATCAAGCAATTGGATTGGCGTTGCCTATACAGACACAACCGTCCCAGTGTCTGGTACGATCCTGAGCATTCCAACTTCATCCACAAACATTGACCTGATCGTTGATCCAACCGTGCAACAGGTTATTGCTGTTGCGGGAACCATTCAGGTTTCTAGTTCAACTGGCGCATCCGCAATCCTTGGGAATCAGTACAGCTATAGCTATGCCACGCACCCCAATGCGATTGTTTGGTCTTTATCGGCACTAACCCCACAGCCTGCAGCGGGAAGTCAGTATACAGTAAGCTGTTTGGTGGAAAAAGAAGCGAGCGACTATGTCCCCACATTATCTGTGCCACAAAATTTTGCAACAATTTTTGGCCCCGCTGTCCAGCAACAGATTGTTGCTAATGGGCTTGCTGGGGCTGGATCTTCACTAACCCAGCTTACCGATACAACTCAGAACTTTACAAACCTCGGCGTATATCCTGGCCATTACGTTCGCTTTGACCAGAATGTTACTTCGACTAATAATGCTGGACAGATCAGACAGGTTTTGTATATTAAAACAACTACCAATCCTAGCGACACCCTGGTTCTCGCAACCGCCGCCTCTGGTGATCTCCCAGCGAATCCAGCTTCCACATCTGATCGCTATACCGTAACCGACCTATCTGACAATAGCATATCGATGGGTGGTTATTTGGCAGCTATCAACAGCGCCCCGTTGCTAATGGGCGCCCAAATGCCAAACGACACTTTGGGAGATTTCACGAACGCCCTCACGGCTCTTCAGGGTTATGATCCCTATGTCATTGTTCCTATGAGGGGATATAAGAATATTACCGCCGATATGACCGAGATGAATTTGGTGAAGCAGCATGTTTTGTTCTGCTCCACCCCAACACAGAAGCATGAAAGAATTGCCCTGCTCGGCGGGGCCCTGGATATGTATGTGAGCAGCTCCCAGTTTGATAGCGATGTCATTACTATCGATAACGCTATGCACACAAACAGGGTCGCCTACATCATTCCCCCAGTGGTCACAATACCGATCACGGAGTACGGCGCATCCAACGCAGCCTATTCACAATACTACGATCCATCCACAATTTTGAATGGCACCACACCATCAACATCTACACCAGTCACAGCTTTCGATGGAAGCTATTTAGCTGCGGGCCTTTCTGGTATTATCACAAACCCAACCACGGATGAAGCGGAGCCCATCACGCACAAACAGTTGAGTGGGCCCTACTCGGTGATTGAGTATGGAACAACGAGCCCAGTTGTTCTGCATTCCGAAGAAGACTATCTGGCTGGACATGGAACTCTCGTTATGGATCAAGATGCTCCTGGATCAGATATTTATGTTGTGCAGGCTTTAACGACAGACATGACCGATCCCGTGACGCAAGAACTTAAGGTTACTAGGATCGCAGATGTACTGGCGAAAGATTTAAGGGTTGCCTTGAACCCATCGGTTGGAATAAGAAACCGTGGGGCATCAACTCTTGCTGCAATTTCCAATGTCGTGAATTTTGTTTTGAACCAGAAGATCCAGGACAACATCATTGTTTCCGCCAAGAACCTTCAGGTTGTTGTGGATCCTCAAGAACCACGGCAGATCGATATCAGCTTCCAGATTCTTCCTGATCTCGATGTGGACTGGCTGTATGTCTCCTTTGGCGTATCCTCAACATAGAAGCGGAGTTTGGGAAAATGATAAAAGGTTCGCATATGTCAATGGAATCGAGGGGGAAAATAAGTTTAGCTGGAATGGGGCGCAAGAATCATTTGGGCCACAAACATTCCGAAGTATCAAGAATAAAAATGAGCCTATCACGAATTGGAAAAAAGCAATCTGAAGAAACAAAGAAAAAACGAGGTAATACAATGAAGCAGAAATATGCTAATGGATTTGTTGGGGCAAAAGGCATGCATCATACGGAGGAATGGAAAAATTATATGAGTAAAATTTCGAGTTTGAACAGAGTTGGGAAAAAAGCTTCCCAAGAAACAAGATGGCGCATGAGTGTTTCTCATTTGGGTAAAAAATTATCAGAAGCACAGAGGAAAAAAATGAGCATTAGCATGAAATTAAATGGTCATATGCCACCAATTCTCAAGGGAGAAAAAAATTCTCACTGGAAGGGTGGCGTAACCCCGCTTTATTTTTCTATTAGGGGCCTACGTGAAATGGACGAATGGCGCATTGCAGTATTTGAAAGAGATGGATATAAATGCTTGCGCTGCAAGGATGATACTGGTGGGAATTTGAATGCTCACCATGTAAAGCCATTCATCCAAATATTAAATGAATACGGAGTCAAAAATATAGATGATGCGATTGCGTGTTTGGAGTTGTGGAGAATTGATAACGGTGTGACGCTTTGTAGTGATTGTCATAAGAAAGAGCACGCATATCGAATGGCGGAAGAGAAAGAAAGCCGTAGAACTTATATCGAGTTGCTAGAACGCATAGCAG